ATTTGTTTGAAGAGTATAGACAATTTTCTGTGCTTCGTATGTTTCCACCCTGCGTGTTTCAATGTCATGTTTATTATCTAGAATGTTTTTCCATATTTTAACATGTAGTGATTGTGGTATATCATTTACAAGATAACAAATTTTAACTGTTTTATCCTCAATGTCTAAGGGTCCTGCGAGTGATTCATAATCATGTACTGTCAACCATTTTATTGAAGATCTATATGGTAAAGCTGCTCTATTTAATGTGATTCTTGAATCTCTGAGCTTATACTGATTAATTAAGCTATGTACTGCTGGATGCATAGAACCATCAAATGCAACTAAGTTCGATGTAAAGAAAATTGACAGTTCAAATGCGGCCATAGTTTGTGCTTGCTCTCTTGTGCATTTCGATAACACATTCATTGAAACTTGTCCTGTCATAATAGGTAAATCATAAAGAAAGCACATAAATGCTGCTTCTGTGGCTATCATCTCAGGTATCTCTGGTAGTCCCTTTGCTGTTGAACCTGCTCTTAGTGCAATCCCCGGTCTTAATCTTCCTACGCGTCCCATTCGCTGAATTCTTTCACCATATGATATTGATGTTTTACAATACAAGATGCGCCTCCCATCTACATCCAGATCTGCAACAACTTTAGTTCCAAAGTCCACCAGACAATCAATGTCCAAGGTTATTCCATTTTCAATTATGTTTGTTGCAACTATAAAGTGTGGTTTACTCCTACTTCCTTTCATTTCTATCGGTCCATTCCGTAATTTCATTGTTCTGCCATCCACTTTTGTTACTGCGTATTGCCTTTCAAGTAGGAGATGAGACAGTCGATCCACTTCATTGTAGCTAGCTACATACACCAGAATATTTTCACCTTTTGATGCCATGTCATTTGCTGATCCAGTTCCTTGTGCTTGAACAAATGTTTCAAAGGATAGCTGCTCTGCTGCAACTACTTTTACTGGGTGCATTGGTTTAAATTCACATTCACGACCAGGTGGTGTTGCTGAAACTTTAAGAATCTTTGCCACCACTCGTATGTCTTTGCACAAAGCATAGAATGCCATTGCATTTGCGTCAAGCACATGGCATTCATCTATCATGATGAAAGTGAACTCCCTGAGTAATTGCCTATTATGTGCAAAGTAGTGTAATGCATACCCACTTGTCATGATCGTGATTGGATCGGAGCCAAATGTGTTCAAACCACGCATTGCAACAGTTGGACTTTTGAAGTGTGGCTTACCTCGAATTTGATCTGCAACATTTTCAGTTAATGGTCTTGTTGGCTCAATTATCAGAATTTTTCCTCGTTCAGATAATAAGCTAGGTAGGTATGTTGATTTTCCTGTCCCTACCCCACCTCGCACTATGAATTCTGATGCTTCATTACTGCTTGCTATTAACGAAGCCACATCGAGTGCTGTTTCCCTTGTCATTTCCACAAGCTTTCCAACTGTCCGATAATGTGGTAGTGTCCTTCCTTGCGTAATTTGAATTTCCCAAAATTTCTCAAAAGTTGTTGCTGTATGTGTCATGTGTGGAGTTTCTAATTCTTGTCTGTCAAATTCAACAACTTTTCTCCTCTCTTCCTTTATATCCATGATATCATCTAGGCTTTGATGGTGTACTGCATCTTGCCCTAGTGTTGAAAACACTCCTCGAAGTTTGCTTAGTATCGAATATAGCTTGTCACTTTTGTTTGCATCGAATACCATCATGAATAAAACTGATATTGCAAGTATCTTTTCCAGCATTATGTTGTGTTCTTGCTTAGCCTGATGGACGACTGGAGTTAACAATAATGGTTTTGCACTTTTGTAGAGGTTTGGATTTTCTTTTCTGAGCCACGTTAAGTACTTTGTGAATTCGGGATCTGAATAATCATCGTTGCCTGTTTCTTTGTCAAATTTCTGCATTGTTGTAACAATCATCTCATATATTAGATCATTCTTTTCATTACAAACGCGTAAAGCTTCATATTGCTTTCTTTTTATAATTTTATTTGTCTTATAAAAGATTGTTAATAAAACACTAACTATAGAAAGTACTCCTAAAATTTTCCCAAAGTCCGGTGTTAACATTGAAATGCCACGTATTGCAATTCGTGTTGCTCGCGATCGAATTGAATCTATCATGTGTACTGATGCTTGCTTCGTTGCATCGCAGCAATGTGTTATTCCATTTTGCATAATAGTTAAAGGCTTTGAAATGCAGTGCTTCCATGCTTGTTGTGAATCTAGACCTTTGGTTTCTTTGAAATATGCCCTTATACGTCCACAAATATTTATAGTACGTGTAGTGTAGCATAATCTTTCCAACAAACTTAGCTCTAAAAATGAAGTATTTACAATTTCC